GTCATCGTCCGCATGAACCCTATGAAATTGCGCGTCTTTCGTTCCGGTTATTCCAACAGGATTGAGGATGCAGATGTGCTGGTCTATGAAGACTACTGGTCCCCCGGCAGAATCATCGACACTTATTATGACGACCTGACCCCGAAGGAGATAAGCCGCATTTCTGATGAGATGCCCGACTTCGGCGGACAGGGACCGCTTGGTGCCGCAGGTAACGAAGACGATAGGTTCGGATTCATCCCGGCACATAACATCGTCGGAGAAGACGGCATCATGATTAACGGCGACCACGGGCTTGGCTATGTCTTCGATGCCGTTGCGGGATTCGACGGAGGTATCGGTTCCGATCTGCTTCCGTATGATGTCATGGGTAATATCCGTGTCGTCCGCGTCTGGTGGAAGTCGCAGCGCAAGATTTACAAGGTCAAGTCCTTCGACCCTGTTACGGGAGATGAGGTCTTTGACTTCTATCCGGAGACCTATGTTCCTGATAAGGATGCGGGAGAGGAGGCGACAACCCTGTGGGTAAACGAAGCTTGGGAAGGCACAAAGATCGGTGAGGACATCTATGTCGGTATCCGTCCGTGCATTGTTCAGCACAATACTATTTCCAATCCCTCCAGATGTCATTTCGGTATCGTCGGCACCATCTATAACACCAACGAGAACCAGCCCTTCTCCCTGGTTGACATGATGAAGCCGTACAACTATCTGTACGACGCCGTCCATGCCAAGCTGGTTGATCTGATTGCGACCAACTGGGGCAAGCTGCTGGAGATGGATCTGGCGCTTAAGCCCAAGAACTGGGAAGTTGACAAATGGATGTATTTCGCCCGCGCCAACAAAGTTCTCATCAAAGACTCGTTCAACGAAGGCGCGAAGGGTGCCGCTACCGGTAAGCTCGCGGGCGGATTGAATAACGCCAGCAAGGGCTATATCGACGCCGATTGGGGCAACTCCATCCAGAACTACATCAATATCCTGCAGTGGACTAAGGACTCCATGTCCGATCTTGTCGGCATCAACCGCCAGCGTGAGGGCAATACCTATAACCGTGAGACCGTTGGCGGCATCGAGCGTGCCGTCCTGCAATCCAGCTATATTACGGACTGGCTGTTTCAGAAGCATGACGATACCAAGCGTCGCGTGCTGGAGGCTTTCCTGGAGGAAGCCAAAGGTGCGATGAAGGGCAGGAACATCAAGTTCCAGTATATCCTCTCCGACAACTCCATGAAGATAATGGAGATTGACGGTGATGAGTTCTGCGAATCCAGCTACGGTCTTGTGGTGGATAACTCTACGGAGACGCAGAAGCTGTACTCCCAGATGGAGTCCATTTCTCAGGCGGCGCTGCAGAATCAGTATCGTCTGTCTACCATCATGAAGCTCTACTCTTCAGCGTCCCTCGCCGAAAAGACCAAGATCATCGAGCACGAAGAGAAGCAGCAACAGCAGGCGCAGCAGGAAGCCCAGCAGCAACAGCTCCAGGCTCAGCAGCAGGAAGCGCAGATGAAGCAGCAGGCCGAGATGCAGAAGCTTCAGCAGGAGGATATGCTCAACCAGCGTGACAATGAGACCAAGATCAAGGTCGCCGAAATCAATTCCCGCGCCGAATACATGCGGCTCGGCATCTACGCGGAGGAGAATGACGAGGAACTGGTACACGAGAAGCTTGACATCGAGCGTGACAAGCTGCGCGCCCAGATAGAACAATTCGATAAGGAACTCAGGCAGAAGGAATCGGAGCAGAAGGATAATGCCCGGATGCACAAAGAAGAGATTGCGTCTAAAGAGCGAATCGAGAAAATGAAGTTAGATAAATCGGCTAGGAGACAATAATGTACACAGTATATCAACATATTAGTCCGTCAGGTAAAGTTTATGTTGGAATAACCAGTCTTCGTCCTAAAAAGAGATGGATGAATGGGCGTGGCTATTATGGCCATGGTGATTATCCTTTTGCCCGCGCAATAGCAAAATATGGTTGGGATTCATTTAAGCACGAAATACTCGGAAGCTCTTATTCGGAAGAAGAGGCAAAGCAGAAAGAGAGAGAACTGATATCGTTTTATAAGCATAAAGGAATATCATACAATATTACGTTGGGCGGAGAATCCGGGAGTGGTAATAGGAGCCATTTGGGACAAAAAGCGTCTGATGATACGCGCAAAAAGATGAGCGAATCTGGTGGAGAAGTTGTATATCAATATTCAAAAGATGGACGCTTTGTAAAGAAATGGAATAGCCAAAAGGAGGCTGCGGATGAATTGCGAATTAAGAGGGGCACGATATCTTGTGCGGTATGTGGTCGGATTTATTCTTATAAAGGCTTTTTCTGGTCAAAATTGCCGCCAGAAAAATGGATCAAACCAGAACCAAAACATAAAGAATCTGGAAGAAAGCGTCAGGTATATCAATATTCTTCGGATGGGAAGCTTATAAATATTTGGGAAAGTGTTACTGAGGCCAGCAGAAATACTGGTGTCGGGGTATCAACAATAGGAATCGCGTGTAATTATAAAAACAAAGCGCGTAGCTTTCTGTGGTCTTATTGGCCTCTTGAGATCGAGCTTAAGAAGATCGAAGCACAGAAGGCGAAGAGCTCTGCCTCAAGTAAGTAATCTACGATGAAGTACTTTTCGGATAAGAATCTCGAGAAGAAGATCAGAGAGATAGCTGGTGGTGGCGGTGGCGGCACGTACACCGAAGGAACCGGTATAGACATATCTCAAAGCAATCAGATAAGTATTGACGAAGAATATCTCGGATATATATCTGATGGTGAAAGTGCTTATCAGCGGACAGACTGGGATTCCTACTTCGGAATAGACAATGATGGCAACATCTATGTAAAGAAAGACAGCAATAACAACCCGAGGAACTTCTACTCTTATGGTTCCGTGTCTGCCGGTGGCTATTCCGGCGGCAGCGGCGGAGGAGGAACGACGCTTTCGGCGGTCTGGACATCATTAGAGGGAAACACGGATGAATATGCCAATCACAAGATAAGTGCATATCATATCCCGATTGGCAGCGGGCTCCAGATTGACACGTCAACGACTCCGTATACTATTAAGGCGACTGGAGCCGTATCAAGCGTTGTCGGATTGACTGGTGATATTGATGCTGGCCAGATTGGTTCTGCGCTCATTACGCAGGGATATAAACTTACTGACCACGAGTATTCTGCCGGCACCGGACTTACGCTGACCGGATCTACTTTCTCGGTTACGGCTAATACATATCATCCATATGAGGGCGACTCGAGTTTAAAGATAAAAGCAAGCTATTTTACTTTCGGAGAGAATTATACTCCGGCTGGCAGCAGCACGGCTACCGAGAGTAAATTGGAATGGGATGATACAAATAAGGCATGGCACCTCGTCGGAAATTTCTATGCCGACGGATGGGTAAGCGCAGGCGGCGTAAGCTCTGGAGGTGGCTCTTCCGGTACGACATTACAGGCCGTCTGGGATTCCCTGACCGGCAACTCCTCGCCTTATACTAACACAAGAATTAACCCCGCCCATCTTTTTACCACCGATTCAAGCGCAACGGCAGGTTTAATTATTGGAACGGGTCTTTCTTATAATTCTACTACGCGAACACTTTCCGCGACGGGGACGATTTCGTCAGTAGTGCAGGGTACGGCGACCTCTGGAGGTGCAGTCACGACGAATAATGGAGTTGTCACGATTCAGTTCCCCACAATCCCGTCCTCCTATGCTTGGAGTGCCATTACAAGCAAGCCCACTACCATTTCTGGGTACGGAATCACGGATGCGAAGATAGAAAGTGGTGTTATCACTCTCGGCTCGGCTACTATTACTCCGTACACATCGTCTAATTTCGTCGCAGGAACTGATTATCAAGCTCCCATCCCCGCTGGAACCTATCATCCGTATCAGGGTGATTCCTCCTTAAAGATGGTGGCAAGTTACTTTACGTTTGGCCAGAATTATACTCCGAGTGGAGGAAGCGCAACGGAAAGTAAGCTGGAGTGGGATGACACTAATAAGGCTTGGCATCTTATCGGTAACTTCTACGCTGATGGGTGGGTGTCTGCTGGCGGTGTCTCAAGTGGGGGCGGAGCTGCGTCTGGCAATGCTTCTTATACCAAGATAAACGCCGACAGCGGTACGCTCACCAACGGCACGGACAGCATCACCGTTGTATCAAAATCTTATGTGGATACGGCGGTGGCTGGAGCGACTGGAACTACCTACACGGCTGGGACGGGCATTACCATTGATACAAGCACCCACGAGATTTCGGTAACGGCAAACACCTATGCGTCATATTCCCATACGCATACAACAAGTATCGACACAAGCACAGGAACGAGCCAGATTACCCTTGCTTTTGGTAGTAAATATGCCTTGACTGCGGGTGGGACATCGTATGTGTTCACGATGCCAGCCAATCCCGATACCAATACCACCTACAAACTTACGCTGAACGGGACGACCAATGGAGACAGCACTGATGGCGTAAACCTCGGTAGTTTTTATGCTCCGACTGGCGGAGGCACTGCTAATCAAGTCCTTGTCGCGGGAGGGAACAACACTGCGCCTTCTTGGACAAATCAGTCGAGCATTACAGCTGGTGCTTTGTCCACTGTCAGTAAGACGGCTTGGGGACAGACATACTGGACAAGTGGTGGCATCCCTGCAACCATAAACGGGGATATGTCGAGTGTTGGGAATGTCACACCGTCTGCGAATAATAGCAAGAATCTCGGTTCATCATCAGCATATTGGGCAAATACATATTCGAGCAAGTTCTATATGACGGCAGACCTCTATTTTGAGGTGGTCGATGGGAATGTTCACTTGCATACTCCGTCTGATAAGGGTTTCTACGCCGACGGCTTCGTTTCTGCTGGCGGCATCTCCTCCGGCGGCGGCACTTCGGGCATCGACGCTCTTGCGATGTGGAAGTTGCTCACCAACAACGACTCCCTCACTACTTACGACAACAATACCAAGATAGCGGTGGCGCATATCCCGGATTTGAGTGGGAATTATCTGCCGCTTTCAGCCGGGCCGAATGCCGCGCTCGGAAATTATCTGCTTATTCAAAACGGCTCGGATGCGAAGATTGTCCTTGATAATACGGACACCGACACATACTGGTCATATATATCTTTCCGGCAGAACGGAACGGAATACGGCTCGCTCGGCACGAAAGGTTCGACTAACTTGGTGTGGGGGACAAATGCGATTCTCCACGCTGGGAACTACTCGTCCTATGCCCTGCCGCTTTCGGGTGGAACGATACAATCCGCGAGTGGAACTTATCGTTTGAGGCTTGTCACGGCATCATCCGGGGCTTATGTGCAGGCAGGCACGTCAAGCGCGACCAATGGAAGCCTTTATCTCACGGGATATTCCGGCGAAGTCGGCAACACCCTTTATGCCTATTTCAGCAATATTCGATTGTGGAGTGGTTCGGCTTGGGTAGACCCGTTGAATACCTATCTTCCCCTTGCGGGTGGAGATATGACCGGAGTCATCTGGCGGAAGATGAACGCAGACACGTCCAATTTTGAGTCTGCGATTGGTTGGAAGAAGAAAGCAGACAACACCATACTTGCGACAATCGGATACCATAATACCGTACAAAAAGTCTTCATCAATCCTGTTGGTTCGAGTGAGATATATACTGATGCCGTAGGGAAGTATTCTCTTGTGATTGGGAACAACCTTTTGACATACAATACCTATTCGATTCTTCATTCCGGGAACTGCACATCATATACGTCCGGCAAGGTGTTGGGTTCGTACACCGCCAATGGTGGTCAGCAGCCTCCAAGTTACTTTGGGAAGAACCGCATCGGCTTCCTTATGATGAACACCACCGTAGGCACTGACAACACCTACAAGGACTGGATGATAATGGATTGCTATGACGCGAACGATGCGGGCGGCGCAACGGCAATCGGTGTCAGCAGGACGGAACTCGGTGCGTATATAATGCACAGCACCTCTGCTCGTGACAGTTGGACGGAATCGGCTGAACTTCTCGGAACGCACAACTACTCATCGTATGCAGTTCCATTAACCGGGGGAACGATGACGGGCGCATTGAAGATGAGTTATACCTATAATAACGGGGCTAATTTCAGATTCATCGACAATCGTGCGGTCTCCGGCGGAAGTGGTTGGGCTGACAATGTATTTTCCGTCTATAATGCCGCCGAGTCTGTAATGCTAAGACTTGGTGTCTATGGTAACGCGGATACATTGACCTATGCCTACTTGGGTTGCAAGGAATATACTGGGGAAAACTTGCGATTCTATCCCAATGGGACGCTTGCGATGGGCGGGGCGGACGCATCGACCTCGTATCCGCTGCTGCATAGTAATAACTACACATCTTACGCCGTCTCTCTCTCGGGGGCGCAAACAATCACAGGGCAAAAGACTTTCAAGTTGTCGAGCCAAGCCTTGATAAAGTTGAGCCGGAAAGACAATACCTACGCCGCGATTTATTTCTACGGGTTGGTAAATAGCACGGAGGATACCGAACTCGGAAGGATAGGCTACAATGAGTCCGGGGCTTACGTCCGCGACGCGAGCGACACCGATTACAGGTACATTTGGCACTCCGGGAATTTCACCCCAAGTAGTTACCTCCCTCTTTCTGCCGGGAGTGGCAAGCCGCTGACAGGCAGCCTTTATCTCAACAACAACCTCGGCATCTATATCAAGGACAACCCCTCGTCGGGGACGGCTACCGCGATGGATGTGTTGGAGTTGTCCTCAACGAACAATGTCCATCTCGGCTATGGAACGACTGCGGCGGGCTACAATACCTATATCAACGGCTATAATGTCTACCTGCGGTATTGGGACGGAACAACACGAACAAACGGCCTTGTTCTCAATAATTCGGGCAACGTAGGTATCGGGACGGCATCTCCAAGTTACAAACTCCATGTCGTTGGTACGGGCTATTTCTCCGACAATGTAACGCTTGCCAATGCGAAAACCCTTGGGGGGCTTGATACGGGCGGGACGCGGCGGTCACTTATTGGCATCGACACCGATAATGTCATATATGTCGGTTGGGGCGTTGCCACGGCTGGGTACAATTCGTACTATTGCGGAAATACTATATATCTCAAGACAAGTACGTCCCATACCACGAGTATGATTATCAACTCGTCGGGCAATGTCACTATTGGAGCATCCGACCTCGCCTCGACGAACTACAAGTTGTATGTGAATGGGAGCGCGTTCGCACAACAACTAAAAGTAAGAACCGCATCTGATTACGGTGTACTCATCGGTGGCCCCGGTTCCAATGTCATTGACGGGCTTGCTCCGTCGGACGCTTACGGGAATCTGCATATCAATTACAATAGTACGGGGAATGTAACCCTGTGCTATGGGGGCGGAAGCGGCGGCAAGGTTGGTATTGGTACGACCTCTCCGAGTTATAAACTACACGTCAGTGGAGCAGCCGCTGCTACAACTCTCAAAGCACTTTCCACTTCTGCCGAAGCGCATCTGATATTCAGCCGTGGCGGTGCGAACTATGTCACTACTCCGTCCGGGGGTGGGTTGTATTTCGTAATGGATGGCAAGACGGTAAGCGCGGCAAATTCAACTCTCCAAATCTTCGGAACTTACTGCCATATCAACGGCTACCTCGAAACCACGGGCGACCAAGTAATCTCCTCCGATGCGACTCTGAAGGAGAACTGGCGCGACCTATCCTACGGCGTCTCCGACATCGCCAAAGCCACGGCTGGCATCTTCGACTGGAAAGACGGGCGCGGCACTTCCGCAGGCTCGAAGGCGCAGGATTGGAAAGCCCTCGTCCCGCAACTCGTCCACGGCGAGGAGGGCAGTATGACCCTCGCCTACGGACAGGTAGCCCTGCTCAACACTATCCTCCTCGCCCGCAAGAGCGAGAGCCACGAGGAGCGTATCAAGGCACTCGAGGCACGGGTCGCAGAATTAGAAATCGAGAACGAACAATTAAGAATGAACTATGGGATGGAGCAGTCATAAACTCACCTATCCGTTCACCAAGATAGCGGCGAATGGGAGCGGGGACTTGCAGCAAGCCCTCCAAAGGTCTGACTTGTCACAGGCGACCCTGTTCGCCAACGGCACGGTGAACAAGTGGTCGTATGCAAAGGCGTTCAAGTATTCGGGCGCGATTACTGACAGGTACAACGCCGCGAGGACTTCCGCCCGCGATGTCGCGCTCAAGGCTGCGATGGGCGGCTTCGATTATGTCCCCATTTGGGAGAACACGCAGATAGGCAAGATGGCGGACTTTTGGCTGAATGACAGGTCGTCCACCACCAACCAGCCGACATGTGGCATAGCCGCCAAGTTCTGGGAGTACGGAAGGCCCACGACCTACCTCCGCGCACTGGACTTCGAGAACTACATCGACAATGCAGAAGCTCCTATCTCCACCCCTGCCAATACCATCGGGACGAATAATAGTGTGACCCTGTACTGCACCCTCGGCGCACTATCCTCGGACACCTTCAAGTACGCGGACCTTTCTTACGAAGGCGTCGCAGGGGGCAATATGTACTTTGGATACATGATGAAGAACGGAAGCACGGTGTACTACATCACCCGTTCCGTGACTATCTCGTCGGAGTGGGGGACGACCCTCACCATCGCCGCCTCCAGCGCGAGTGTACTGCTCAACAAGGTTTGGGACATCTTCCCCTTCCTGTCCAATACGGCCTTCACCTCACTCTCCACGAATATGAATCAAACTGGGACATTTGTCGCCCTGCAAGATCCGGTAGAGATGCCCATCTACTCGAACTACGCAAACTATACATTGAGTTTCGGGCCGGGAGACGCAAGCCATGTGCCGAGTTCAAGAGATGTGTCCTATGTATTCGATGTCACGAACAACGGCAGTTCTAACCTCACAAACATTGTCGCTACGATTACCTTCCTAAATTCCAGCGAAGCCACCGTGGACACGCAGACAAGGTCGTACACCACCCTCGCGGGCGGTGCTACTTGGACTTGCAACGACTTCTACCGCGCATCGACTGCGGCCATCGCCAGCACGATTAAGAAGGTGCGCGTCGCCATTACCGGGATGACGCAGGCGTTCATCTCCGTTTCCAAGACGCAAGATGTGCTTGAATTGATTTAACTATAAAAATAACTAATAAATATGGGTTGGGATTCAAATAATCATATATTGCTTACCGCGCCTATTAGTATCGGCGACCTAACATATGCGACTGGCATCAGCGATTTGGATGTCGGTTCGCAACTTACGTCTGGTAGTTGGAACTTGTGGGCAAAGTATAAAGCGTGTAACGACACCACGCATGTCGGCGTACTTACTGATGCGCAGAGAAAAGCCGCAAACTGGGGCGTGAAGAATATTCCTATTTGGAGCAGACTCGGATATATGGTTAATTTCTGGTATGATATAAGCACCCAGGCTCCGAATGTTCCGAGTTGTGGTCTTCAGGCTGAATATTGGACACTTGACAGGCCGTCAAGATGGTATCGCATTCTTGATTTTGACGGATATGAAGCGACGGCACAAGCGCCTATTTCGGCTCCTTCCGCATTTATTTCGCTTACTGGTGGTGTTACGCTTTACTGTGATCTCGGCGCAATGGGTTCCGGAACGCTGGCATATGAAGATTTCTCTTTGGGTATTACTGGTAATACATATTTCGGATATGTACTCCGTAAACATGAAGCGTCTCCTGAAGTTATCTACTATATCACGAAACCTCAGGACGAGCCAATTACTTCATACTTTAATACTAATATTACCATCCCTGCGTCCAGTTCGACACCGCTTTTTAACAATACGTGGGAGGTATTCCCATATTTAACGAATCAGTACGCCGCTACTTTGTCCACCAACCAGAATGTAGATGGCGTCTTCGTGGCATTGCTTGACCCGATACTGATAACTATTGATCAGACGAAGGCAAATTACACCCTCGTCTTCGATCCCGGAAGAAGACCTGCTGACAATCCGAGTTATTATACAAATCAGGATCAAGGCAGAAATGTGAATTATGTGTTCTCGGTAACGAATAATGAGACTGATACAAATTTGACGAATGTCGTTGTCACGATTACCCTATATGGAGCAGACGAGCAAACGGTTGTCGCAACACAGACCGCATCACCATCGACGCAGGGTGCTGTTATTGCCGCCGGTACTACATGGGACTACAGCAGTTATTATCGTGCAAGCAGCAGTACCATAGCGGCTGGTATAAAATGGGTAAAGGTTGCCGTGACAAGTATGACTCAATCATTTGAGTCACAGGCTATCAGATTGCCCGTTATCGTTGATCCACTGCCTATTTAATAATATAATATCATGAAAGATTGGAACAAACAGAATCTTATCCTACTCGGCATATTGCTTGCCGTCGGACTGACTTTCTTCTTCACATTCATCCTGGTGGGAGAGAGTGACGTGAAATGGGCTGCACCCATCCCTTGTGCGGCTATCATCTACGGGCTTGTTGTACTCGTGAAGAAGTACTGGCCTATGACCCAGAAACCCAAAAAGACTGAGTAATATGAAACTCAAGAACATCATCATCAAGAATCTCGTGGAGAACGGGCTGGAGAACACCACCGACCACGAAATCTCCGCAGCGCACGCCTACAAGGTGTTCAAGTTCCGCGACGAAGTATCCAAAGCCTACAAGGAGATGGAGGACAAACGACAGAAGTTAGTCAAGGACGCTGGCATCGAAGACGGGCAGAAGTTCGACGAGCGCCGCAAGGAACTCGAAGGCAAGGAACG